TCAAAAGGAGAACCAACTGGAAATATTGGTACTTTTATGAAAGGTGGAGCACAAGCAATAGGTATTTTAACATTTGCTTCAGCTTTAAGAACATCTAATGGATTAGAAACTATAGAACACCATCATCAAGTTATAGACGATGATGGACTACACATGGAAACAACTGCAGGTTCGCCTTCTTGTAGAGATTGGAACTTGACAGATAGAATGTTTGACACAAGAGGTGGTGGTATCATAGCGGGATCCGTAGGACCAGGAGAGAAAGAATAATGAGAACACAACTGCTATGCACATTCACTCAAAAACCAAATCTTAGTGATACAGTTAATCTTATCATAGATACATATACTGTATTGTATAGTAAAGTATTTGTTCTGAAAGAAGTTGGAAATGCAAATGACTTAATGTGCACATACAATATTGATGCATCAGGTAATTTTGATATGATGGAAAATACTATATCACTACATAGAAAAAAACACACTAATACATTATACACAATAAACGCACTCAATAACTTGATACGTTTATTGAATAATGGTGTACTTGACACATCATACCAAATAGACTGGGAAAACTATACAAATACAATGTTATTAACAAACGACGAAGGTCTTCGTAAGATCAAAACGGAAATTGAAGAGGTTATATATCTCAATCAAAAAAACAACTAAACTGTTGTCAAATCAAATTTAATTTCGTATATTTAGCAAAAAGTATTAAAGAGGTAAAACTATGGCTAAATTTCTAATAGGAGTATTATTATTCTTTTTTGGACAAACTTTGATCTGGTATCAAACAAATGGACAATTTATAAATAAATGGGCACGAGAACATCCTTTTCTTATGGCATGTATATTTTCAGTACCAATTTCATATGCATTTATCATTGCAACTAAATATGTTGTAGCATATTTTGGTGGAGCTCTTTGGCCAGGTAGATTTATAGGATTTGCAACTGGAATGGTATCATTTGCAATCTTAACTTCTGTACATATGAATGAAGGAATAAATTCAAAAACAATGATCTCATTGGTTTTAGCAACAGCATTAGTAGCAATTCAAATCTTTTGGAAATAATGTTGCAAATACAAATTTTATTTCGTATATTTAATGTAAATCATTTTAGAAACCTATTTATATAGGTAACTAATGACTAATAATTTATTAACTAATTAACAAACGGAGATTAAAAAATGGCAATTGACTTAGACGCTATTCGCAAGAAGTTAAACAACTTGCAATCACAGACCACAAGAACATCAAACTTGTGGAAGCCTGAACCAGGCAAACAACAAATCAGAATCGTACCTTATCAACACAACAAAGACAATCCTTTTATTGAATTGTATTTTCATTACAATTTAGGACAAAAGAACTATTTGTCTCCAGTAACTTTTGGTAAAGCAGATCCAGTAACGGAATTTGCAGAGCAATTAAAAGCAACTGGTAACAAAGAAGATTGGCAAATGGCTAGAAAGCTAGATCCAACTTTGAGAACTTATGTACCTATTATTGTAAGAGGTCAAGAATCAGAAGGTGTTAAGTTTTGGGGATTTGGTAAGACTGTTTACCAAGAGCTTTTAAGTTTTATCGCTGATCCAGATTATGGTGACATCACAGATTTACAAGCAGGAAGAGATATCACAGTTGAATTCTTAACGAAAGAAGAAACTGGTAAGAACTTCCCGCAAACTACAATCCGTGTTAAGCCAAACCAAACAGCTGCTACAGATAACAAAGATGTTGCAGATATGATTGTTAATCAACAGAAGAATATTACTGATATATTCAAAGAAGTATCTTATGATGATTTGAAACAAGCATTAGCTGAATGGTTAGAACCAGGATCGGGTGATGAAGCACCAGTGCAAGAAGCAGCTTCAACGCAGACCACTGCACAATCATCAACTAAAAAGGTGGATGATATCAACGACGCATTTGACGAATTATTTAAGTAAGAGGGAAAGTTATGGCAAAAGATAAAGCAGGAGTCAGAGATGAACTGGCTACGGTGCTAGCAACATCGTTGAATAAAACATTCAAAGATTATAAAGTAGCACATTTCTTAGATGGATCAGATGAAACTCCAACTGATTTAACGGAATGGATTTCGACTGGATCATCAACGCTTGATCTAGCTATTGCAAACAGACCTCATGGTGGAATACCAGTTGGTAGAATTACCGAAATAACTGGTCTAGAAGCATCGGGTAAATCATTACTCGCTGCTCACCTACTTGCTAATACACAAAAGAAAGATGGCTTAGCAGTATACATTGATACAGAGAATGCAATGAACGAAGAGTTCTTACGAGCTATCGGTATGGATGTATCTAAAATGTTATATGTACAATTGGAAACAATTGAAGATATATTTGAAGCAATCGAAAATATCATAAGTAAAGTTAGAGAATCTAATAAAGATAGATTGGTAACAATTGTTGTAGATTCATTAGCTGGAGCTTCTACTAAAGTAGAAATGGAAGCAGATTATGAAAAAGACGGTTGGGCAACTTCAAAAGCCATCATTCTGTCAAAAGCAATGAGAAAAGTTACTCAAATGATTGGTAGACAAAGAATTGCTCTAGTATTTACTAATCAGTTACGACAAAAGTTAGGAGTAATGTTTGGTGATCCATGGACAACATCAGGAGGAAAAGCAGTAGGGTTCCACTCAAGCTGTAGACTTAGATTGAAATCTATGGGTCAACTTAAAACGAAAGTTGATAAGCAAGATGTAGTAGTTGGAATGAAGACGAGTGCTCAAGTAATTAAGAATAGAATGGGACCACCTTTGAGAAAAGCTGAATTTGAAATTCTATTTGAGAGTGGAGTGGATGATTATGGTGGATGGTTAAATGTATTGAAAAACCACAAATTAGTTACGCAATCAGGTGCGTGGTATGGATATACAGATACTGACACTGGAGAAATTCACAAATTCCTATCCAAAGATTGGAAAGAATTACTTGAAAACAACGAAGATCTAAAAAATCAAATCTATAAAAAAATGTGTGATGTTAGTATTATGAAATACAAAACAGACAAATTAGGAGTAGATGATATTGATCTAAGTGACGAACCAGTACCAGAAGGATAAAGAATAAAGGTTATGAAAAACAAATATTTTTCTATACTGGATACGTTGAAGGAAAACGAGACCGTTGATACAAATATCAATGATAGGGTATTAGTTATTGACGGTCTCAATACCTTTATCAGATCTTGGGCAGTTTCACCTGCAACCAACGATGATGGTATACACGTTGGTGGAATAAGTGGGTTCATGATGTCGATAGGATATGCAATTAAGAATATCAAACCTACCAGAGTTATTATATGTTTTGATGGAAAAGGTGGTTCACAAAGAAGACGTAAAATATTTCCAGACTATAAAGGTAATAGAAAACCAACACAAAAATTAAATAGAGCATATCAAGCTGGAGGTGGATCACTAACTGATCAGCAAGAAAATATGAAAATGCAATTGGGTAGATTGATAAATTACTTGGATACACTACCAGTAACATGCATGTCAATAGAAAATATTGAAGCAGACGATGCTATTGCTTATATAACTCAACAAGTATTACCTGAATCAAGACATTTCATTATGTCATCTGACAAAGACTTTTTACAGTTAGTAGATGATAGAATAGGAGTGTGGAGTCCAACTAAAAAGAAAATGTACTTCAAAGATGATATATCAGAAGAGTTTGGAATATCTTCAGTAAATTATTTGATGTATAGAGTATTAAGTGGTGATAAGTCGGACAATATTCCAGGTATTCCCGGAGTGGGATTGAAATCGTTACTTAAACGATTACCAGAATTGACAGAAGATCATAAAGTCTCGTTAGATGATCTTATGTTACTAACTGCAGATAGTAAAATAAAAATGCTAAATGCAATCAACGAGAATTACAAATTATTAGAATTGAATCATAAACTTATGCAGTTAAATGATGTAGATATATCAGGAGCTGCAAAAGAAAAAATCAGAAATATTGTTGATCAAAACGTTTCACCTCTTAACAAACCTAAGTTTCAGTTAATGTTGGTAGAAGACAAAATGAATACAGCTATTAGAAATCATGAATTTTGGTTGAAAGAAGTTTTTATGCCATTACATGCTTTTACAGTAAAATAGTTGCAGATCAAAAATATTTTTCTTATATTAAGAAGATATGTCAGATACATTCTTAAAATACGGCTATAGCTTTCAGTCAAAACTGATGGCTTGTTTATTCAAAGATAAACCATTCTTACAACAAATTATGGATATCTTAGATCCTGAATACTTTGAATCAGAAGCGAACAAGTGGATGATGAAAATTATAACAGAATACTATATTGAATTCAAAGCACAACCAACATTAGAAGTAATGAAAGTAAAGTTAGAAGATGTTGGAAGTGATGTACTCAAAACAGAAGTAATCCAAAACTTAAAGGATGCTGTTCGTAATTTTGAAGCAGATGATTTAGAATTTATCAAAGATGAAGCTCTTAAATTTTGTAAAAATCAAAAAATTAAACAAGCAATAACAAGCTCTGTGGAAATGTTACAGTTTGGGGATTATGATGGTATTAAATCAATAATTGATGAAGCAATGAAAGCTGGAGGAGATAAAGATATCGGTCATGATTACAATACAGATATTGCAACAAGATATGAAGAAAGTTTACGTAATACTGTAAAGACTGGATGGGAAGTTATTGATGATATGGCTGATGGAGGATTAGGAGCAGGTGAATTAGGAGTCTTCGTAGCTCCAGCTGGTATTGGAAAATCATGGGGATTAGTTAATGTAGC